TACTGAAGGATACAATACAGATCCAGAAGCAGGATCATCATCTGTTATAGATTCAAATACGTTTATTAACTCTAGGTTTTAAAAACCATGGCTAGAGTTGCTGTACAATTAACAAACTTTACAGGCGGAGAATTATCACCACGACTAGATGGTAGAAATGATTTAGCTAAATATTCATCTGGTTGCAAAACATTACAGAACATGGTTGTGTATCCTCATGGTGCAGCAGCTAGAAGACCAGGTACAAACTTTGTAGCAGAAGTTAAAACATCATCTGCATTTACAAGATTAATTCCTTTTCAATTCTCAACTGAACAAACTTATATTTTAGAATTTGGTAATCAGTATATTCGTTTTTATAAAGATGAGGGTGCAGTATTAGAATCAAATAAAACAATCACAGGCATTACTCAAGCAAACCCAGGTGTAGTTACAGCATCATTTGTAACAACATCTTATCCAGTAATTGAATCAACAGCTCTTTATAACTCAGCTGGATCTGCAGTAACAACAGCTCCAGTAACAATGCCAGCAAATATTATTACTGGTGATTTATTAATCATGGTTTTTAAACCAAGTTCAGCAGGTGTTCCAACAACTCCTACTGGTTTTACATTACTAGCATCAAGAGTATCTACTACTAATAGTTATATTTATTATAAAGTTTCTGATGGAACAGAAGGATCTCTTGTTAATGTTACATTAACATCTGCTCATGTATCAGCTATTACTTACAGAATATCTAATTACACTGGAGTTCCTGAAGCTGCTTTTGCAGCAACCAACGTGAATGATCCACCATCATTAACTACATCTTGGAGTTCAACAAAGAATTTATTTATTGCAGCATGTACAACAAGAAGATCTGATAATGATTTTACTGTAGCACCAACAGGATATTCTGGTTTATTAACAACTGGAAATACTTCTTCTTCTTCAACAACTCATTGTAGATTAGCAACAGCAACAAAACAAGTAGATGGTCAAACAGATGATCCAGCAGCATTTACTACAACAGGTACATTAGATAATCCTCAATCAGCTACAATTGTTGTTAGAGGTGTAACAACAGACATAACTAATGGAAGCACTATTGTTATTTCTGGCGTTGTAGGAATGACACAAGTTAATGGTAAACGATTTAAAGTAGCAAATAAAACAGCAACTACATTTGAATTACAAAATATAGATGGCAATAACGTAAATACTACATCTTTTACTGCTTATGCTTCTGGTGGAATATTTAATGTAGTTTATGAAATACCAACAACTTATTTAACTGCAGATTTAGAAACTTTAAAATTCGCACAATCAGCAGACGTGATGTATATTGTTCATCCTGATTACCCAGTTAAAAAATTATCAAGAACTGGACATACTTCTTGGACATTAGAAGAAATAGATTTTATTGATGGACCATTTTTAGATCATAATATTGAAGTAACAAAACTAACAGCTAGTGCTACAACTGGTAAAGGAATTACAATTACAGCATCAGATGTTGTTGGTATTAATCGTAATCAAGGTTTTTTATCTACTGATGTAGGTAGATTAATTCATATTGGAATAAGTAAAGGGGTTGCAAAAATAGTAAGTATTACAAGTTCCTTAGTTGTTGTGGCTGATGTTATAGAACCTATATCAACAAAAACTCCAACAGAAACAGCAAAATTTTTAAACAATTCAGATACCACTATAGATGTTGATGACACTTCACCATTTCCTGCAAGTGGAACAATATTAATTGAAGATGAACAAATAACATACACAGGAAAAACATCAACATCACCATTTCAATTTACAGGTTGTACTCGTGGAGCAAACTCAACAACAGCAGCTACACATGAAAAAGATGAAAAAGTTGTTAGTTTAGATATTGATCCTACAGATGATTTTGCATTAGGTGCTTTCTCAGAAACAACAGGTTACCCTTCTTGCGTAACTTTTTATGAACAACGATTAGTTTTTGCTGGAACAACAGAAAATCCACAAACATTATATTTTTCTAAATCAGGTGATTATGAAAATTTTGATGATAATTATCATGGCACAATTGCAGATGATGATGCCATTGTTTACACTATTGCATCTGATCAAGTGAATGCAATTAGATTTTTATCTGCAACAAGAGTTTTAATTGTAGGAACTGTGGGTGGTGAGTTTTCAGTATCAGGTGGAGGCGGAGATGATCCTGTAACTCCAACAAATATAATAATTAAAAAACAATCTAACAATGGTTGTGCAAATGTAGATCCTATTCCAGTTGGAAACGTAACTCTATTTTTGCAGCGTGCTAAAAGAAAAATTAGAGAACTAGCTTATAACTTTGATGTTGATGGTTATGTTGCACCTGACTTGACAATTTTAGCAGAACATATTTCTGAAAGTGGTTTTAATGAAATGTCATACCAACAAGAACCTAATCAAATAATCTGGGCTGTAAGAGAAGATGGTCAATTAGCTGGTTTAACTTATCAAAGAGAACAACAAGTTGTTGCTTGGCACAGACATATATTTGGTGGTGCATTTAGTACAGGCAATGCTGTATGTGAATCTGTTGCAACTATTCCAACAGATGACAAAGAATATCAAACATGGGTTATTGTTAAACGTACAATCAATGGTGTTACAAGACGTTATGTAGAATATCTTAATGAATTTGATTTTGATGAAGATGATAATACAGATTTTAATTTCTTAGATTCACAACTTATTTATTCTGGTGCAACTACAACTTTAAACACAACTATTAATAATTCTGCAAGTTCTATTATTTTAACAAGTGCTACTTCATTTACTACAACTGGTACAATTAAAATTGGTAATGAAATAATTACCTACACAGGAATATCTACTAACACATTAACAGGCTGCGTTAGAGGAACTAACTCTACAACTGCAGCAGCTCACACATCTGGTGCAACTGTATCTCAAGTTGTAAATTCAGTAACAGGTTTAGATCATCTTGAGGGACAAACTGTTTCTGTCTTAGCTGGAGGTTCTACTCATCCTGACAGAACTGTAGCAAGTGGTGCTATTACTTTAACAAGATTTGTAAATGATGTTAAAGTTGGTTTAGGTTATACCTCATTACTGCAAACTATGAGAATAGATGCTGGATCACAGAATGGTACATCACAAGCTAAAACAAAACGAATTTATAATATTACAGTTAGACTTTATGAGTCTATTGGTGTAGAAGTTGGTCCAGATCTAAATAATATGGAAGCTATTCCATTTAGATCCTCAGCACAATTAATGGATACAGCTATTCCTGTATATACTGGGGATAAGGAAGTAGAGTTTAGAGGCAACTACGAAACAGATGGTCATATCTATGTTCGTCAAACACAACCTTTACCTTTAACAGTTTTATCGTTATATCCAGAATTGATTACAAATGATGGATAAATTTTCAATGGTTAATAAATTAATTATAATTCCTTATAAACAAGATCATGGTAAAATAATCATGCAATCACAAATGAACCACATGCTTACACAAAAAGACGCATCATTTATTATTAATGATACTAACAAAGAATGTATGGATTTAGAACAAGAGCATTTAGCATTTACAGGATTAATTAATGATAAGGTTATTGCTGCAGCAGGTATGAAAAGAATATGGGGTAATGTAGCTGAGGGTTGGTTCATTGCTAAGAATGATGTTTGGAATTATCCAATTACTATTGCAAAGGCTGTAAAGCAAAACATAGATTATCTTGCAACATCTAATAATATTAAAAGATTACAAACTGCAGTGCGAGCTGACTTTGGAATTGGAATTAGATTTGCTAAGTGGTTAGGATTTACTAATGAAGGTTTAATGAAGCATTATGGTTTTGATGACACAGATCATTACCGATTTGCGAGGATTTACTAATGGCAATACCAATAGCATCATTTGCATTATCTGTCGCACAAGCAAAACAACAAAGTGCTACAGGAAAATTTAATCAAGCTATTCAAAATCGTAATGCTGAAATTGCAGACCAAGAAGCTACAGCAATAGAAAAACAAAAAGAATTTGATATAGCTAGATTTAATAAAAATTTTGCACAATTACAATCACAAACTACAACTAGAATTTTAAAATCAGGTGCAGAATTAGGAGGAACAGGATTAAAAATATTAAGATCTAATGCTGAAGAAGCAGAAGTTGAAAGAAATACCATAACTTATAATGCAAATGTAGCTGCAGCACAAAGAAGAGAATCTGGTAATTTATATAGAATACAGGGACAATTTGCTAGACAACAAGGAAGAACTGCAGCAATGACAACTATTTTTAAAGGAGCAACAACATTTGCAGGATCTTCTGCTGGTAAAACTTTATTATCAAATGTAAGAAATACTTTTTCATCATCTGGACCACAAGCTGGAGATGCACAATATACTGATTATTAAATAAAATATGCCAAGAGATTATAAACAAGAATATAATAATTATCATTCTAAAACAGAACAGAAAAAAGATAGAGCTGGTAGAAATGGTGCAAGAAGAATGCTAAAGAAGAAATATGGAAATAGTTTACTTGGTAAAGATGTTGATCATAAAGATAGAAACCCAAGAAATAACAGTATGAGTAATTTAAGATTACAATCTAAATCAGTAAACAGATCAAGGAATCAATAATGCCAAAGATACCTACATTTGAAGCACAGCAAAGAATAACAACTCAAGTACCATCTGTTGCAAGTCAATTTCAAATTCCAGTAGAAAAAGCTGGATCTCAATTTGGTGCAATAGCTGGTGCATTAGATGCTGCATCAGAATATTATGCAAGAGAACAAGCAATAAAAGATAAGACTGAAGCAACTAAAAATTATTTAGAATTAGATTTAGAATTAGATAAAATACAAAAAGGTGCTATTCAAAATATAGATCCATCTCAAGCAACACAAACATTTCAAAAACAATTTGAATTTTTAAAAAAAGAAAAACTTTCTAGTATGCAAAATAAAGCTGCTGCTAAATTATTAGAAGATAAATTAAATTTAGAATTTGTAACAAGATCAGCTCAAGTAACTAAAGGATCTAGAAATCAATTAGATTTACAATATACTAATACTTGGAATAATGAATATGAATTAAATATGGCTAAGTACACAAGTACTGAAGATGAAAATGAAAAGAAAATTTACAAATCTCAAATGGAACAAGGAATTACAAGTAGAAATTTTTATTTTAATGATGGTCCACTAAAACTTGAGCAGGATTTAAAAAAGAGTAATGCAACATTAATTGAAATGGATGTTGATAGATTAATTAATAAAGAAAAATATACAGAGGCTAAATCTTATCTTGATAATTTTGAAAAAACTAAAGATTTAGATCCTAAAAAACGTGCAGATTTTTTAGATAAAATTGCAAAACAATCAGCAGAATTAAATGAAACAAAGGCATTTTCAGATAACATTATTAATGGAACAAATCCTTTTTTAGCTACTGCACCAACAAAAACATCTGAAAAAAAAGTATTACAATATACTGAACAAACTTTAGCAAAAGATGCTGTTAATAAAAATTTAAGTGCAGAAGAAACATTTGCTTATATTGATCAAACATTTTCTAAATCAGGATTATTATCACCAACATATCAAGCCACATTAAAATCTGGATATAACGCTGGATCAATTACTACATTTGATAAACCATCTGATCTTCCAAAAACATTAGTACAAGCAGTTAAGGTTGCTGAAACAGCTCAAAAAACTGGAAGACTTAATGTTTATACAACAGAAGAAGAAGAAAGATTCTATAGTAACATTATAGCATTAAAATCAGTTAAAGGATTAGATGATTACCAAGCAATTAAAACTGCTAAAGAGGTACAAGGTAAAATAGATAAAAATATAATACCATCATTTAAAAAACAAAAAGATAAACTTCAAGCAGATATAGAATCTGATTTTACTAAGGGAATGTTTGGATCAACTAGAGTAGCAAATATAAATGAATTACAATTATATGGTGAAAAATTATTTAATATTTATACTGCTATGAATTTTTCTTCTACTGAGGCAAGAGATCAAGTTGTTGAAGATTTAAATAAAAATACAGATGTAGTAGATGGATACGCTTATTTAAAAAGAGATATTAACGCATTTAAATCAATTGGTAGTGTAGATAATGTTCCTAAAATAAAAGAATATATTATTAAAAATAATTTACCTTTAGAAGATAATAATCCTAAAGATTATTTTTTAAGACATAATGGAGCTGGTCAATTTGAAATTAGAAGAAGAATAGATATTGCTCCAGTATATGATAAAAATAATAAACCAATGATTTATTATGCTAAAGATTTATTTAACATTGCTAATCAAATAAATATTAATGTTGAAAAAGAAGCTATGGAAGCGACAATGAAACAACAAGAAATAATGCAGGAAAGAAAAAAACGACAAGCTGAAACAGGTTTTGGCGTAACTGGACCATAAACATGGCTGAAAATAATGCGTTAAATTTAGTCTTAAATACAGACTATCTTACAGTACAAGATCAAAAAGCATTAGAAGCTAAAAAAGAATCTGAAAAAATATCATTAACAGAAGGTATTGAATTAGCAGTTCAACAAGAACAAATAATACCTTCAATTATTAGATCTGCAAATAATCAAGAATTAATACCAGATTATGATTTTAAATTTACTGAAGATGATTTTAAAGAAGTAACACAAGGAATTAATCCTGATTACTGGGATAATTTTTCTAATGCTAGTTCAAAAGCTCAAGCATATCAAATAAGAGAAAAACTTTTACAAGCACAAGACGCTAATCAAAAATTAGAAACTCTTGGTTGGAAAGGAACTGGATTAAGAGTAGCTGCAACATTAATTGATCCTGCGGCTTTAGTGGCTGATGGTGTAACATTTGGTTTGGCTAGACCATTTATATATGCGAACAAAGCATCAAGAGCATCTAAATATATTAGAGCAGGATTTGTTGGTGCTGGTCAAGCTGGATTAGTTTCTGCTCCTGTTCTTGCCGCAGATCCAACTAGAGATCTTGATGAATTAGGATATATTATGGCTGCAGGTGGTTTTATTACTGCTGGACTTACTAAATTTCTTGCACCTAAAAATACTGATATTTTAGACTTTGAAGCTAAATCTCAAAAATTTTCTAATGCTATTGAAAGAACATCATTAGAAAATGATGGTTATAAAATAACACCAGAAGGAGATAAATATTTTGGAGTTAAACAAGAAATAAATATTAATAAAAATATTGATGAAGTTGATGAATTATATAAAGAACAATTAAAAAATGTACCAGTTAAACAATTAAAATATTCTCAAGAAGAAGCAGATACAATTAAATCTATAAAAGAAGGATTTGGTGATGATGAATTATTAAATAATTTTTTTAATAGAATAGATCAAACACCAGGCACTGCTAATCCTTTAGGAGTAAGAATAGATAAATCATTTGTATTAAGAAGATCATATAGTCCAGCAATGAGATCTGCTGCTGAAAAAATTGCAGACGATCCAGTTGGTAATGTAGATAAATCTACATCTATATTAACTGCAGATATTCATAAAAATAATTATTCAGCAACTAAGATGACTCAATTTTATAAAGATTATGAACCTGCTTTTAATGATTTTTTAAAAGAAACTAATAGATCAACTAATTTTTCTAAATATAATTATAATGATCGTCTTGAATTTGCTAGGCTTGTTTCAAATGCTGTAAGAGGTGAAGGAACTCAATTAAAAAGCGTACAAAGGGGAGCTGATGCTTCTAAAAAATTATTTAAAACTTTTTTAGATGATGGAAAAAAATATAATGTTAAAGGAATGGAAGATATTATTGATAATCAAAATTATTTTCCAAGACATCACTCAATTAGTAAATATCAAGATATACAAGAAAAAATTGGACAACCTAATCTTGTTAAATTTTTAAGTAATTCATTAGTTAAAGGATCAAATAATTTAAATCCAGAATCTGCCTTAAAATTAGCAAATAATATATTTAAAATTATTACAAGATCTAAATTAAGAGATGGTTTTGCAATTAATAGATTATTAAAATCTACAGATGAAACAGATCTTAAAAATATAATAAAAGATTATACTAATTTAGATGACGCAGATATTAATGATTTAGTTAAAGTATTAATTAAAGATAAAAAACCAAATCTACCAGCAAGATTAAGAAGAAGAGCTTCTTTTGATGAAACTCACGAAGAAATTATAAATGGTTTTAGAATTAGATTTTCTGATTTATTAAATAATAATACAGAATCTGTTGTTGGTTCTTACATACATCAATTATCTGGTCATATTGCATTAGCAAGAAGTGGTATAAAATCAAAAGAAGATTATAATAAAATTTTAAATAAAATTATTGATAGTTATAATCAACCAGGCGTAGCCAATAAATACAAAGGTAAGTTAGGAGAGATTAAAAAAAAATTTGAATTAGATACATTAGATACAATTTACAAAAATATAATAGGAGTTCCAACAGAATCTGATATTACAGGTGGATTTGCAACTGTTGCAAGAAATATTAGAAAATATAATTATGCAAATATATTTAACCAAGTAGGATTTGCACAAATTCCAGAACTTGGAAACGTAATTGCTGTTTCTGGCATAAGATCTTTTATAAAATATATTCCTGAATTTAAAAATATTTTAACAAGAGCTAAAGATGGTAAATTAAAAAATGAATTTCTTGATGAAATAGAAACATTAATTAGTGGAACTGGTTCAAATAGATTGGTTGATTCTGTAATAAATAGAACTGATGATTTTTCTGGATTAACTACATCAGTTGGTAAAATAGAAAAAACATTAGACATAGCAACAAGGATTACTTCTGACTTTTCTGGTTTTCATGTTATTGATTCTTTATCAAGAAGATTAGCAACAATTAGTTCGTTTGATAAATTAGCAAGGCATGCTGTTGGTCAATTAAAATTAACTGCTTCAGATATTGCAAGATATAAAAATATAGGATTTACAGATGCTGATTTACAGGCTGTATTAAAAAACATTAGAGAAAAATCTTCATTTGTTGAAGGTGGATTAACAGGAAGAAAAATAAGAAGATTGAATGTAGATCAGTGGGATGATCAAGATTTAGTTAATCGTATTTCTTTATATATGTCTAGACATTTAAAAAGAGTTATTCAAGAAGCAAACTATGGAGAAATGATTGCAATAGGAGCTGATGGTACAATAGGAAAAACATTATTACAATTTAGAAATTTTATGTTGAATGCTTATGCTAAACAATTACTTCATGGAATACACATGAAAGATTTTACAGCTTTTTCTGCTGCTATGTCTTCAGCTTTTATAGCATCTCTTGTTTATGTTGCTCAAACTTATGCTCAATCAGTTGGTAAAGGAAGACAGCAAAGAGAAGATTTTTTAGAAGATAAACTAAATATTAAATCTATAGGAAAAGCTGCATTTCAAAGATCTACATATTCAACATTATTTCCTACATTAGTTGATACTGGTGCTTATTTGACAGGATTTAATCCTTTATTTAATTATAGAACAACTGGTCTTGACAGTAACATTATAACTGGCAATCCTACTTATACACTATTTGCAAACGCAACTTCTGCTGTAAGAAATACAGGCAAAGCAATATTTGATGATGAGTATGATTTTAGTAAATCAGATGCAAATAAATGGTTAAGAATACTTCCATATCAAAATATGTTAGGTATTAAGAATATAATGCAATATTTAATTGACGCATCAGATCTTCCTGAAAAATCAGAATAAATATGATAGACATTAACAAACAAATTTAATATAGACAAACCATGACAATATCTTCAACTACAGTTAGAAACAGTTATAGTGGTGATGGTTCAACTACCACGTTTACATATACATTTAAGATATTCCAAGACTCAGATATTCAAGTAATCATTCGTGCTGCTAATGGTACAGAAACAACTAAAACTATTACAACTCACTATACAGTTACAGGTGCTGGTGTATCATCAGGTGGTACAGTTGTATTTACATCTGGTAATATTC